ATCTGGAACTACTACTGCCATTTATGTGACCTTTCTATAAGCTCTCGTCTTTCTTGCAATCTTCTTGGGTTGTTTAGCCACTTGTTTACCTGCTCTAGTTGCTTTGCGTTTAGCAGCCGTAGAACGGGCGTATTCAGAGGACGATAGAGCTTTAATTGCTTTCGTAGGTAAGTAACGCTCGCCAGTTGCTTTTGGCCCCTGTGTACTAGGCTTACCACTTTTAGTTCGCCATTTTTGTTTACCCCAAGCCTTTAAACTCCTTTGTGATTTTTTTAATCCACCCATTATTTTTTATTCATCCAAGCTGTCGTACCCATATATGCACCGACAATGCCTGCGCCTGAAATGTAGAAAAGTGAAGAAATTTCAGCCAGTGCATTAATTCTTTCTATACTTATAAACGGCATAAACATCATAAAAGTAAACAGTCCCATTGCTATTAAAGTATACCTTGCCATTCTTAGTTGAGCAAGGTTTTTGCGAAGAACTGTTTCTGTCTCCTTGATTTCCTTCATATTAGAAAGCTCTGCATCAGATACAATGCCGTCACCATCTAGGTCATATTCGTTATACTTACTAGATGATTGTAGCTTCTTTTGATCCATGATTTTTTTAATCTTTTTCTTTTCCATCACTTATTCTTTACCGCACTATTCAAAGAATTAATTACATCGTCTATGTTTGGCTCTTTCTGCCACGGATTATAAATACATTTGTATTGTTTAGGACACCAACTCTCAATCATCATCTCATACGTTTTATTGTTTCCTATATAAATACAAGCCATCATACCCGTTTTAGATTTAATTCTTTTCTTTAATCTACAAGTTGTATAATTTTTTTTTTAATCTTACCCTGATGTATTTTTTGTTGTTTTGTATAATCTCTTGGTTTGTATTCATATGCATTTGCTTTTTTCATCCATATTCCTGCAACACCTACAATAAACCCACCTATTATAGCTATAACAACAAACCAAGTGATACCTTCTCCTATTTGCCTTCTTAACTGCTGTTGCTTGTATATTGTTTGTTGACGCTCTTTTCTTATCTGCCCTTCCATAGCAAGAAGCTCTTCATACGCTCCCGGCCCATGAGTTAAATTTAAAAATGTCTTGAGTTCATATCTTTGTTCCTCAAGTTTCTTCTTGGCTGCAAAAGCAGAGAGAGCTGCTTCTTCAATCGAACCAGCCTTAAACAATTTGCCAAACAGGGGAGGGTTTTTAGCTTGTTTCTCAGCATTATCAACATCAGATACAGCCCCCATCCATCTGCCTATGTCGCCAGACATCTGCTCAATATCACGACCCGCTTGAAATCCAGATTTTATTGCCTCAAATGCTTTTGACGCTACGCCAACGGCAACGGATATAGTAACTGGGTCCATGATGTATCATTCCTTATTTGTAGCCACCACCTGCTTTTTTGTAGGCTTTAGCCATCATTTGTGCTTTTCTAGCAGACCATTGACCGGGTCTACCACCCTTGCCACCTGCTTTTATTCTATTAAATATTTTTTTTCTCATTCCGGGCTTTGTATAATTACCCGCTTCGTTAACTTTACTTTTTGTCTTTCCACCTGCCTTCATGCCAGTGGCACTGCCGTCATCAATATTCTTGGCTGTTCGTAATATATTTAAATCACCAGCATCTGTTCCTGATGATAAAAATCCACCACTCTTTAGTCTTGTAACTTTCATTAAGCTCTCCTATTAACCTTCTTTGCTTTACTTGTTCTGGCAAATGATCTGTTAACTGACTTAGACTTTACGGCTAGATTTTTTCTTTTATTATCTTTAGGGTTGCCATTCCTATGAGAAACATCTTTGCCATCACCTTTAGTTACTTTGCCTGCAGTCTTCATCTTAGATCGAGCAGTATTTCTACTAGCTCTATTCTTTTTTTGATCTGGCTTTTTATGATACTTATCATACTCGCCACGATAATTACGTTTTGGCATCTTCCTGTACCCATTCGTATCCATATTTACTTTGCCATTGAAGATCTTCTGATATTACTGCTTGGCAAGTAATGCATTTGACTTGATTTTCTTTTGTGTCTTTTAAAGCTGTCTTACATATAGGACAAATTTTTTCCATCATATGGCTCTTGTTTTACCCTTCATTGCAATGCCATCTATAGATTTTGTTCTTTTTATTTCTCCACCCATAGCCATTCTTCTTGTCATTTCTGTCATGCCCATTCCTGCTGAAGGACTGCTTTGTTGCATTTTAGGTGTTGGACCAGCCATTCTAGCAGCTTTAGCCATCTTAGCCTTTTTTCTCTTTGGTCTTGCTATTGCAGCAGGCAAAAGCCCCAAAGCACCAGATGAAGCTAACGCTCCCATGCCACCCTTACCAGTTAATGTACCAAATACAGGACTTGTCTCTTTCAATACTTTTCCAATATTCATCTTCTTTACAGGTTTCTTTTTCATTCTATTACCCTTCATCTGTTGTTTCATGGATGCTCTGCTTATCAACACTTCCACCTTCGTCTAGCTTGTCTTAATCTACTGTTAGGATTCTTAGCAGCTTTAGGAAACTTCTTCATTTGACCTGCAGATCTGGCACAGAAAGACTTGCGCCTCTTTGCGGCTTTACTGCCCGGCTTAACTTTACCTGTAACTGCTGTTTTTAATTTAGATCCGGGATTATCTCTACGGTATTTTGCAACACCTTTTTTAGTCATTCCTGCACCAGCTTTGGTGGGGCGCTTATGCCCACCGCTGATAGAGTGACCTTTCATAGTCCCTTTTCTTGTAGCCATTATGACAAAAACAAAGTTAACTTATTGCCAGACCCTGTAAATGCATGAACGAAAGCACCGTTCTCTGCTAATATACCTTGATCTGGTATGTTCAATGTATGCAATCCTGTTGGAAAACTTTGAACCAATAAATCCGCTCCACCTGATCCATCTTTAATTGTTAACGCACCAGCAGAGTTACCAAATATAACAACCTGTCTTATCCTAGATCTTGTCGGACCTAGAACAGCAGCACTGTCACCTTGATTAATGTTAAATGACCTTGTGTCTGATCGACCTGCCATTTATACCTCCTACGCTACCTGTACGTATTCAATTATAAAAGTAAAAGAACCCTGTGTTGTAGCATCTTGTGTGTTTGTTATGTTACAAAAAATTGTTCTCTCTGCAGAGGTGTACTGTGCAGAAACTGGTGCGGTTGCTGCGTTTTGTGTTGTTGCAACAAGTGTTGTGGTTGTTACGTTACCTACAACGACAGTAGTTCCGCCATCTAGTATCTCATCAGTAATAGCCGCAACGATCTGTGCGCCAGAGCTAGATGTGCCAACTTCATAACCTATATCTCCTGATCCAATTACTGGAGCAGTGACGCAGAATATTTTAATATCTGTGATTATTGTATTAGCTGGTTGGGTAAACTGTCCTATATTGTCACTATCGCCTGCAGTTGTGTTTACAGTTACGCCTGTTGCGAAACCCACATGCTTGACAAATTTGTTGGTGACAATACCAGTTGAGGCAGTGCTTGCTACGGTAGTAACAGCGCCAGTGGTGGCATTTTTAGATATTACTTGAAATCCGTTTTCGGAACGGACCGGACCGTTGAAAGTTGTATTAGCCATGTCAATCTCCTTGTCTTGGCAAATGTCAGCTACGTTATGTAACTGTCAAGGGTTGTTATAAGGGAGCCGGAAAGGAACGGCTCCCAGTAGTAGTTTAGGCTCCCGGTGAACCAAACATTCCGAGAGGGTCAGATACACCGAATGAATATCTCTCACGGGCTTTGTACCTTACATTACCTGTGTTGAAATCTCCATCCATTGATGTTGACATCGGTGTTCTTACAAACATCTTCATTCCATTAGGAACATCAGTTGTTAAGAAAAATGCATCTGTATCTGTTAAATAGTGATTAACAGCAAAGCCTTCTGGGATTGAGCCATTAGACTTAATTGCATTTAAATCGTTATCTGCTGTTCCAACTCTTAGATCTGATTGTAACACTCTTGTAGCAACAAACATCAGTGCTGGTGGAATGATTAGTTTTCTAGGTCTTGCTGCAATTAACAAGCCTCTTTCGTCTACGAAAGCTGCGATATCAATTACTGCTTGTTCTAGAGAAGTCTCATTCAAGTCAGCATTTGTTGTTAGTCTGTTTTTATTGTTGCCACCAGCCACTGTTGGGTGAGCTGTGTTAAACAATGTTACACCATCTCCACTTTGAAATGTGTCAAAGCCTGTGTTGAGCAGTGAAGCAGATTTAGTCTGCTTTGTATAAGCCATTGCTCTTGCTAGTGCTTTTGTATAACGAGCAGACAATGAATCATAAAGATTATCTTCCATTGCCTCTTCTGTTATTGAAAAGCCCATAGCCACAGTTTCGTGGTTGTATCTTGAAGTGAATGACTCTTGCGCTGAATCATAAGAAATAGCCGAACCCTCTGGCTTTACTGGGGCTGCCCCAAAGCCTGACAATTTGACTTCTTCTTCAAAGCTACGCTCTGAGTTTTCTACTTCATATATTTCAGTATGTTCATCTTCATACTTCTCATATTCCAAGCCAAACAATGCGTTAAGACCCGGTAACAACTCTTTAAGGAGTTGCGCTCTTGAAATAGCCATTTAACAATCTCCCTAAGCTGCGCCACTAGTTGATGAAAGTTGATGATAATTGAATTTGCAAACCAATATTGGAAAGCTACTTCCTTTTTCATCACCTAAGTCACCGCCTAGATAGTCTATTATTTTGATACCATCAGTTGCTGTTGTAGATATTTCAGAAGCGTCTAATGAAACACGGGATATACCCAATGTTGTATTAGCGGTTCCTTGTACCACAGGTGCATTTTTACCGTAGATATCTCTTGCATTAGAAAATGCTCCATCCGCTTGTATTGTAAATAATACGTTTGGATCATCTACCACATACGCCATAGCATCAGATGCTACAGTGCTTGCTGGGAAGTGTTGACTAAAAGTCAACTGATTTGTATTTGGATCTGTAAATCGGCAACCCATGAAAATACCACATAAGTCAGTTGCTGAACCATCCATAGTACCTGTCATTTTTGCAATTGTTGTTGCATTACTGGCATTTACTAACTGAACGATGTCACCTTTGACTATAGCTGTACTTTCTCCAGATTTAATAGGGTACTGTCTAAATACCTCTAATGAACCTGTGTCGAATCTACCGATTGGGTTAAGTCCAAATGGTGCTGCTATGCTGCTCATTTTTACCTCTTCGGTTAATTTTATTGTTACATTATGAAGTGCGTGTGCTTTTCTCTGGTTTGAGAACTGGCATACGAGGGTCGGACTCCTTCATGAAACTATTATCGACAGCCTGCATTTGTGAATTAGCCTGACCTTTTTGATAGTCTCTTCTTGAATCCATCATTTCTGTTGAGTTCTTGCAAAGTAGCAATCCTCCAACCTCTACATTACCTTTGAATTTAGAATCTACATCTGGCATAATCTTAAGTTCTGGGTGATCCTCTAACTTAACAGGCTCCCAGCCCTCACGAAATTTAGATGAAACGTTTGTCATGTCAGACTGACCTAGTGAAGATGTTCGTATCCAACGATACTCTACGCCTTCTTGGGGTGCAGGGTCAGGCAAAGCAGATGGTCTTTTCCATGTAACTTTTCTTTTTTCAGAATCTCTAGTAGTTGTTTCTCTAGATTCTCTGTCAAATACATTATCATCCATTTGTTGATTCCTTCAATAATTGTTGCGCATATTGTTCAGGGGTAAGCCCAAGTCTATTTGCGAGTGAGATTTGGGTAGAGGTTAACTGCACTTTGCGTGGTTTTTTTGCACTTCGATTAACCGGGGCAACCACGGTACCAGCAGATCGTGGAGGTGCTTCTACCTCTTGTGTCTCCACATCCTGCTTGTTAAAATAGTCAGGGAAATGTTTTCTCATTCCCTCGTCAACTCTTTTATAATATTCTTCTGGCTCAAGTATAGGGTTTATCCTAGCTTTTACAAGTTTTGAATGAATACCATAAACATAACCTGTCATGTCTTCATAGCCGTCTTTATTAAACCACTCTTCGTTTTGCTGTAACCATTGCTTGTCTGCTGCTGTAGGTTCGTACTTTTGTTTAGCAGGTTGTGTGGCTTCTTGCTTTGCCTCAACTTGCTTTTCTTCTGTTCTTACAGGTGGTTTATATGACTCAACTTTAAATTGTTCGTTTTGCGCTCTATTTAATTTTTCCTGCGCTTCTAATATTTTATCAGGATCTCCTGATTCATACGCTTCTTTATATTCTTTCTTTGCTGATGCTATTTCTGCACCAACTCTTTTCTTAGCCTGATCTACTAGAACACCCTCGCCATCATCAAGGGTCTTTCTTAGTTTTTTATTTTCATCTAAAAGTTTTTGCAGACTATTTACAGCTTCTTCTTTCTGTCTTTCTGCTGATTCTTTTAAACGTCTTTCTTCATGATATTCGTATTTAAGTTTTTTTAACCTCTTTTGAACATCTTGCCCATATTGTTTTATCTCCTCATCATCAGGAACATTGTCTTTAGGGGCATCTTCATTTCTTATTTTATTTTTATCTTCATCTGGTGTGTCATCTATTATCTCAACTTCCAGATCTAATTCTTCTTGTTTTTCTGCTGTGTTATCACTCATACTCTTACAAATCCTCTTGGGTCATCAACAACTGCTTCGACAGTGTCATCATTAATTAAACGAAACTCTTCATTTTGAACTTTAAATCTTGTTCCAGAATAAGATCTGAATATTACAAAATCACCTTTCTTGCAATACGGACCTTTTGGAAACTTAGATTTATCTGCGTATGCGTCTGGACCTGCCTCAACGACTAGTCCTACAATAGATGCAGTTTGTTCCATTTTTGTTAAAGAGTCTGGCATATAAACACCAGCATCTGTTTTTTCTTCGACCTTTGGGATAGCTATAAGTAGTTTATAACCTTTTGGCTCAGGAAGTTTTAATTTTAATTCTTCCTCGTAATCGACCTTTTGTGCAGAGTACATCTCTGATTCCTTTTGCGATAATTATATGGCTTATCGTTACCATGCGGGTTTATTCCCGTTACTAGTTTCACTAGTCTAGTTTAAATATACACATCTATTGACAAGTTGTAACCCCCTAATCGTCAATAAATTTCTTTTCTGTTTCTTGCAACAGTTCTCTGGCAATGGACAAGCCTTCGATTTTACCGACAAGTCTTTGATATTCTTCGAAGTTTTTAGGTCTGCCGGATGAAAGATAGTCAGTGACAGCATCCATTTCCTCCTGAACTTTTTTTAATATTGGGCTATAGATCGTTTCATTTCTACTCATTATTTAAACTTTCATTTAAATCTATGGCTAGTTTAGTGCCTTCTCTTTTTGATTTATTACTCTCTTTAGCCACCTCTACAGCAAGTCTAGCACCTTCTCTTTTATTTTCAGATTTAATTCTTTCCATCTGAATATCTTCATTGTTGTCAGCTTTCATTCTTTCTAGATCTAATTTAGCATTATCTAAATCTATTTTATGCTGTAATTCTTTTTCTTTCATCTCTAGCTCTTTTCTTTGTATTTGAGTTAGAGGATCTTTTTCCATCTTTTCTTGTTCTGCCTGTTGTGCTTCTTGTGTATTTTTATTTAATAGTTTACCAGCGGCCTCTGCAGTTATTCTTGATAACTCTTCTTCTACATCTTCTGGTAATGGCTTTTCTTCATCAGGCATTGGTACGCCAAGTCTTTCTTCTATTTCTTTTCTATATTGAAATGCCACATGTTCTGTTATATGTGCAGCCATAGCCGCCTGTATTGCACCAGCAAAAGGTGATTGACCCACAATCTCTCTGAGTTTTGGATCTTCTATAGCCGCTCTATGAACTTGTATATGTGCCTCATGATCCTGA